GTGTGAATTCTTCATTAAGTTGCATAATATTAACCCTTCTTGCTAATTGTAAATGAGGGCCGACCGGAAGTGGTCAGAACACCCTTTGATAAAATGCGGGTGATCTTCTCATCCGCAGACTTCCATACCGCCACATTGATCTCAGGCTTCCACCGGAACAGGCTTTGCAGGTGCTCGACCAATCCGTTCTCCGCGGCAAGATCTTGAATTTTGTCCGCATCAACCTTGCGGTTCAAACGGCCAACAATCTTTACTGAGTACTCTCCAACCTCGTAGGAATCAGTCCCCTCTTGATCTTCCTTGATCGACAGGATCTTAATCAGTTGGTCTTCAATATCGCGACGAACCTCAACCGCATTCTTCTCGGTCTCCTTCGCCTCGATCCAGCTCTGCGCCAATGGCTCAATGTTTGACGTCATTTGCCACCTATTTTAGCGATGATCTCACCGAGATCAGGGGCTTCCCACGCGCCAAGTTTCCCACTGCGGTCTTTGGCAAGCCAGAGCCCGTCGCTGTCGCACATAAGAGCCCTCTGGGACGCTCCATCGGCATCCTTCTCAACGCGGAGCGCGAGCACCTCGTCGAAAAAGTAAGGCAAAGCCTGACCCGTTTTATTGCCAGGCATGCTCGGGGCATAGGTGACCCGCCCCATCTCGTCTTGCGTCTTCTCGAGCTTCGCCGACATATAAACATGGCGATCGGGTAGGTCGCGGAAAGCCCGAATCACGTCGGCCATCTTCTCTTGCATCGCCCCATATGCTTGGCGGGGATCCTTCGCAATCTTCTTCTCCGAGTTTAGTACGACCTCAGCAATCTCGGAAATACTATCGAGCGCAACCGAGCCGTAGCCTTTGGCTTCCGCGGACCCAGTCAGCCACTCATAAGCCTCCATAAGATCATCCATGCTACCGATCTCGATAAAAGGAAGATCCGCGTCCTGAATTGATAAAAGACCGCCTTCAGCCGATAGTACGATCGGCTTTGGTAACGTCGTTATCAATGTAGTCTTTCCGGCACCCGCTTGCCCATATACAAGCAACTTGACGCCGTTAGCGGACAAGCCGCCTGTCGTCTTTAAATTTATCGCCATCTAACCACCTCTGTTTATGTTCGGTCGGACAATCCCGTTCGAACAACACTTGCAATGTAGATTCGATTTGTGCATATTGCAACCCTTGATCGCAGAAATTTAACAGGAGCCACAAAAAAAATGACAATTACGGACATTGACGAACTACGGCGGACATTGAGAGTATTCAATATTCAAGCTGTTTCTCGGGAAACAGGTCTAAGTGCCAATGCAATCTATCGATTCCTTCGCGGCGGCAATCGTCCATCCTTTGATACGGTTTCTCGGTTGCAACAATATGTGAAAGATTTCAAACAAAATGGCTGACTTAACAAACATTTTCGGGGGGCCGTGGTCGCCTCCTACAACAAAGGTGGTTTTTCCACCTGAAGACCAACTTCGCGATGCCATATCCAACGCCGGAATGATCGCGCCAAACGATATTTTTCTCGATGGCAAGATCCACCGCTTTCGATCGGGGACCAAGGGCGTCGGCGGGTTCGGAGACAAAACGGGTTGGTACATTGCGTTTAACGACGGGATCCCCGCGGGACGCTTTGGATGTTGGCGAGCGGGTATCGAACAACACTTTCGCGCCGACATTGGCCGAAAGCTCACCGACGCCGAGGAGATCGTCAACGCTCGTAGGTTGAGAGAGGCTCAAGTTCTCCGCGACGCCGATATTCAACGACGGCACCAGATTGCAACTCTGAACGTCGAGAAGATCTGGTCGAGTTGCACTTACGCGGATCCAGAGCACCCTTACCTCAAGCGCAAGGGCATCGGCCTTCACGGGGCTCGGGTTACAGGCGATGGGCGGTTGGTTGTCCCGCTATACGACAAAGAGGGCAACATCACCTCGCTCCAATACATCGATAATGATGGCGGCAAGCTCTATCACCCAGGCGGTCAGACAAGCCAGTGCTTCTGGATGCTCGGGACTATGGATGAGGAGGGCACGTTATATATAGCCGAGGGCTTCGCGACCGCGGCCACGATACATGAAGCCACTCAACGCCCGTGCGCGATCGCCTATAGCGCGTCCAACCTCGTGCCAGTTACAGGCATCCTCCGCGATATCTACGGGCCGCGGCAGGACATTGTAATCGTAGCCGACAATGACGCCTCGGGCGTCGGGCAGAAGTACGCCGATCAGGCATCGGCAAAACACGGCGCGAGGGTTGTCATGCCACCTGTCTTGGGGGACGCGAACGATTATCAACAGGCGGGGCACGATTTAAGCAGTCTTTTAAATCCGCCTGTCAGCGAATTTTTGATCAAAGCTGAAGAATTTAGCAAGGAGCCTTCCCCAATCTCGTGGTTGGTTAAGCACTGGCTCCAAAGCAGTGCTCTCATCATGGTTCACGGACCATCAGGCGGAGGCAAGACCTTCTTCGTTCTTGATGCATGCCTTCACATTGCTTCTGGGTTGGCCGAGTGGAATGGCCATAAGGTCAATGGCGGTGCCGTCGTCTATTTGGCGGGTGAAGGCCACCACGGGCTTAAAGGGCGCATCGCGGCTTGGAGACATAAGCACCGCCCTAAAAATGATATCAACATGTGGATCTCCAAGCACGGATGCGATTTGAACATCGCAAGCGGATATAATCTGGTGGTCGAACATATCAGGGCTTTGCCAGTCGTCCCGTGCCTGATTGTGGTGGACACACTTCATCGCTTCCTGAACGGTGATGAGAACAGCGCACAGGACGCCAAAACCATGATCGACGCTTGCGCGGCTCTTATGAAGGAGTTTGGTTGCTCGGTGCTTCTCGTGCATCACACAGGCGTCTCAGAAGACTCTCAGCACAGGGCTCGCGGCTCTTCGTCGTATAAGGGTGCTCTCGACATCGAGATCAGTGTGATACCGCCCAAGGACGGCCACGCGGGGCAGATCATTCAGCGTAAGTCGAAAGACGCCGAACAGGCCGATGATATCTTCTTCGAGCTTGAGTCGGTGACCATACCAAAATGGTTCGATGAGGACGGTGAACCTGTCACGAGCGCGGTGTTTGTGACGGCGTCTGCGCCGCCTCCGAAGGCCGAGAAAAAAGATAGTAAATTCGATTCATTCCGTAAATCGTTTGAAAGAATTTGGTGGGAGACGGGTGCGGAAGAGCATGAGGGGATGCCATACGTAAGTCGTAAGGCACTGCGCGAAAACCTTGAAAACGAGGGTCGGTCGGAAAGGACGGTGAAGAATGATGTGAATGCCGGAAGGCCAAATGGTATGATTAATGTCCTAATTAACGCGGAATACATCACTCAAACGACGATGGGTTTTGTCGTTATTAACGAGGTTTCATCGTCCGCTTTATTGGTCAGAAAAAGCGGCGAAAGGGCAATATCTTGAAAGACCCTCGGAGACCCTCGGAGACCCTTTTAGGGTTAGGGTCTCTGTTTGGCAAAACGCGAGATAACGGACCCTCCCAGACCCTCCTCCCCTATAGGGGAGGGGTCCGAGGGTCCATCGATGCGGCGAATTTTTAGGGTTCCAAAACAGGAGAAGTAAAATGGAAGAGCCAAGACTGATACAGGTTGATTTTAGAAAAGAAGTTACCGATCTCGCGGTGGCTTTAAGCGAGTGTTTAGGGGAGTATTTGAAAAAGAAAAATCATTTTCCTCAACCGTTAAAAATATCTATCGCGATCGATGCCATGTTGGACTCATACGTCTACATCGCAGAGTGCATTGATATCGACATGAAAGAGTATGCAAACGATTATATCAAAGCGATGGAGGCCGCGGGAAAAGAAACAATGAATTAAATAAAAAGATAAAAAAGTACTTGCATAGCATTTTTAGCCATGCCATAAACATCGGGCGGGGCGGTGGTCGCCCTCCCAAATTGGAGATTGAAAATGACAAAGATTAAATTTCACAGCGAGACTGATGCAAACAAAGTTTATTTTGATTTTGGCTCAGTTGACAAAAAAGGTCGCAAAATCGGAGCATTCATTCATACTTCGACACAGGAATACGTCCCGTATGTCGAGGGCGACAATTGTTGGTACTTCACCCATAGGGATGCGGGAAATTACTTCACCTTCAAGCCGCACCTCTCAAAGAACGGTGTAACGTTTGGAGCATGTCAGGATCGCCGCTATTTCAAAACGGAAGCTGAACGTCAGGAAGCGATCGAAACCTACCTTGCCAACGCAAAGAAGCGGCACGCTTGAAACCAACGGGGGGCTCCGGCACCCAATTACCCCCACCCTTAATCGGAGATTGAAAATGCAAGTTACAACAAAACAGGTTCAAGACGGCGTTCTC